ACTGGTACTAGTGATGGAAATGAAGCAGTACAGATTACAAACTATGCTGGAGAAGCGATAACTGCATGGACTACATAGAAATAACAGGGAGGCTAAATGATTGTAAAATCACTGAAGAAAGAGTGGAATGTCAATGATTGCACAAGGCAGGAACGTAGGGATCTACACTTTCTTAATATGGAAGTTTGGATAAGTGGTAAGCAGGATGTCAAGGCATATAAGATACTATTAAATGAAATCGAAAAGATGTCTGGATTGAAGGATAGCGATTTTGATGGTATTAGCATGACAGAAACAGATACTCTTTTACAGGCGATTTTTCTTGATTACCAGAAAGTATCTAAAAAAAAAGCCGGGGGTTGAGCCTTGCGGTTTGGTGCTGGGCGAAATCTACACCGGAACCGCCTGATATATACAAAGCCCTCCCTAATGGTCGTTTTCGACCTTATACAGCTCAATCCCCGGTCACAAATAAGAGGAGGCAGTTTGAAAGTGTGGAGGACATATTAAATGAGGTCGATCTTCTTGAGGAACAGAATAAGAAATGGCCTACGGGCCAATATCTTTATCTTCTTGTTCCTTTATTCGCTGACTGTAACCATCTTATTGATCCTTGGATGTGGGACATGATACAGGAATATAATTATGTGACCAGGTTTAATGTATCTTTGGGTACAATAGACGATGTTTCAGCTCACCGATTAGACTGCTTTACCATTATAGAAAATGAATTAAATAATATAGCAAAGTACGAGAGAGAAAATGGCTAAGAGAATTGATGTAGAAGTAAGGGCTAAAGGAGCAAAAAAAGCCGGTCAAGCACTTGGTGGTGTTGATAAAAGATTAAAAGGATTAGCCAAATCTGCTGGATTGGCTGCTGCCGGATTCTTTGGAGCTAGGGCATTATTATCTGGATTTAAGGAAGCGATAAATTTAGCAGGTATTCAAGAGCAAGCTGAAAAGAAATTAGCTGTTGCATTAGCTGGTACATCACAGGCACTATTAAAACACGCTTCTGCACTACAACAGGTCACCACCTTTGGGGATGAAGCTATAATAGGTGTTCAGGCGAGTCTTGCTGCTTTTATTAAAAACGAAGATCAAATCAAACTGGCAACAGAAGCCACTCTTGATATGGCAGTGGCAATGGGGATGGATTTAAAAGCTGCTGGTGATCTTGTTGCAAAGACTTTGGGTTCTTCTACGAATGCCATGTCCAGATATGGAATTCAAGTTGAAGGTGCGGTTGGATCAACGGAAAGATTAGAATCACTTACTAATAATGTTGCCAGACTATTCGGTGGACAGGCCAGGGCTCAAGCTGATACAATGGCTGGTGCTTTACAGCAGATGGAAAATGCGGTTGGGGATGCGGGTGAAGCAATCGGTACATTACTTTCACCTGTAGTGATCGAACTGGCAAAAGACGTAGAAGGATTGGCTAAATGGTGGGGGGATTGGTTACATAAAGTAGAAGGAACAAAACCATCAACAAAAGCTGAAAGTGAACAGACAAAAGAATTAAGTGAGGAAGTAAAAGAACTTACCAATCAAATAGAGTACCGACTTGAGATATTAGGGAATGAAGAAACACTTAGAAAAAGAGCTCTAGCACAAGGCAATTCAGTGGTTAAGCAAAAAGGAGTTGAAATGTTAGCTGTGGCAAACATGAGAGCTGAGCTAATGGAATTAAATAAGGAGAGAAAAGAATCAATAATACTTACAGAAGAAGAAGCAGCAAAGCCTGAAATAATCCCTATGGATACAAGCGTTTTTGATGATTTTATAGATAAACAACAAAAAATAGTCGATCTGAAAGCCCAGGAAGCTGAATGGATGGATGTTATAAAAGAGATGTATCCAGAACTGCTGAAGGTTTAGGGTTAAATGTAAAGGCAGAAGAAGCAGGAAAGAAGGCCAAAGAAGATAAATTAAAACTACTCCAGACCGAATTAAAACAAGCCGCCTTAGTTCAGGGGTCAGCAGAGGATGCTATGAAGGCAGTAGTTCGGGCCGAATCTATGGAAGCTGCTGCTGGGTTGATTGCCAGTATTTTAAAGAATGTTCCTTTTCCAATTAATCTGGTATTAGCTGCTGGAGCTGGTGCTGCTACAGCAAAACTGATTGATAAAGGGTTAGCATCATTTGCTCAAGGTGGTGACTTTATTACTTCAGGCCCACAAATGATAATGGTAGGGGATAATCCATCAGGAAGAGAAAGGGTAACAGTCACTCCTAGTGAACAAGGATCAGGAAAAAGTAGTATTACAATTAATATCTCTGCCCCATTAGTTGATGAAACTGTGATTGATACGATTATCCCTGCTATTGAAAGGGCCAGAAGGCTTGATCTTGCATGAGCTTAACCTTTCCCACTTTTTATTCTAACGCTGCAAAAGCTGGCAATATTCAAGAAAACTGGTTAATCCAGTTAGGCTATTTTAATGGGGACGCCCAAGGAGAAGGTGAGGGCGGTTGGGATGCTGTTTTACAAGATGGTGGTGCTGCTAATTTATTAACTGCTGATTGTAATACATCAGTCACTTCAATCGCGGTAGATGATAATACAGTATTTGCTGTTAATGATTATGTAAAAATTGAATCTGAGATTGTCAAAATTACAGGTACGTCAGTTAATGGAGGAAACCTTATCAATGTTGTCCGAGCCCAGATGGGAACGAGTGCTGAAGCACATGAAAATAATGATGAAATATACTGGAATAACTTTACAGCAATATCTGGAGCTGATACAACCGTTGATAATGTTTTTTATAGGGGGGCAGTTACTAGACCACCTTCAATTAGATCATCCATTGATTTACGAAGATCAACCGGGAAAGTAAGCAATATATCGCTAGATTTCGTTAATTTCACTTTCCAAGGTGATGATTTTTCTGCTGAATTATTATCTGGCACAAGAACATATTTAAATAAAGATGTACGAGTATATATCCAATTAAATGGGAGTAGTTCGCTGTCTAACTGCTTGCATATATATACTGGTAGATTGCATGGAATAAAACACGGAGTGGATAAAATAAGCCTGTCTATTAAATCTTATACGCCTTGGGATCGTGTCGATTATCCAGACACATATTCTGTAGAAAAGGTTTTAGCCCCTTTATCGTTTGGCACATTTACTGGAAATGACAGCGGTTATGCAGGAACGGGAACTGATAATTGGAGACCAGTACCATTTACCAAGGCAACGGCTGCCAATGCCTTTTTTACAACTGGTGTAACATCTGATTCATCATTTTCTAAAACTTCTCAATATATACCTACTCGGGATGGCTTTGTTCCTTTCACAACTGCATCAACAGCCACTACAACCACTGGATCAGTTGAAACTCTTACTGTCAGCGTAAATGGAGAATATAAATTCTTTTCGACACCTACCTCAGACTCTCAAACTTCGTCACAGACGGGCTGGACAGAAACAAACATTGCTCAATCTTATGATTTAAACACTGGAAACGCCGGAACTTATGCATGGACGGAGAACATTAGTACAAGCCAGACCAGGATCCACATACAACGATATGTTATACCAGAGACAGGGGTGGGGGCTCAGATTGTTATGACATATAGAATATCTAGCTATTCTAAAGCTACAGACGTTGCGAGTCTCGAGCTTACAGCCAATCTTTCGACAGCGGCTGATTCTAAAGACAGTTCTGCACATACAGCAAATACTGGATCAGATCAAACGCTCACTCTCTTTACTACAGAATCTACGGCTTATGTCGATCTCAAATTAACCGCTGAAATTGAGGAGGAGGAGGAAACTTCTGGCGGAATAGGAGCAGTAAATCTTGATGCTTATGAAATTACGATATCAAACGTCCAGAATGAAGATAAATTAAGAGCAGTATATGTTGATGTAGGGCCAGATGTTAAAAATTATACAAGCGGTGGCGTGGCTAATATCCACGAAGCACATCGTAGTTTATTACATGGGGCTCTTGGCTTGACTGATACCCCTACAAATTGGAGTGCTTTAGATACAGAGCGAACTGGATCACCGAATGCTTGGACTATTAGGTATTGGCAGAACAAACAAATGCCCATAAAGAAGTTATTAGAGATGTTACAATATGAAGGCCAGTTTATATATTTATATGAGCGAGCTGCGGGAAAATATATATTTATAGCAGATAGCCCTTCATCGGCAGCCACTATTACACAGAATGATATGTCCAGCTTTACAATAGATGAAGTAAATTTTGATGAGCTTGAAACAAAGCATATTGTCAATTCCGACCCTCATCCTGCAAAAAGTGGTGAGTACCGAAGTCAGGCAACTCAGACATCAAGCAACAGAACGGATTATAATTTTGCTACCAATGAAAACATAATCAATGTATCACTAAAAGCATTAGTGGCAAGCGTATCAGGTGGTTCTGCTAGAAATGATGATTGGGCAACTTATAGGCAGAAATTATTTGGTGTTATAAAATTAACTGTCAATTTTGAATTAATAAATCCATCCCTATCTTTTATAGAGACAGGTGACATTATTGATTTTGGTACTATGCCAGTAGACCCCGGTGGCGGTGCGTGGTCAGGTAAGGATTTTATTATAACTAAGACTAGCAGAAGTCCTGGTAAGTTAATTATTACAGCAAGAGAGGTTTAAAATATGGCAAATCAAGACATCGGCACTCCTCGTTTCTACGTAGATCACATAAGTTATCAGTTGAGTAGAGGTGCAGCACAAAATGGTAATTTTGATGTAACGGCAACCCATGCCGGGAATACTTTAATGGGAACATTTACGACAGGATCAGAGGCAGAATTATTTGACATGAATCCATTAAATAAAGTTACCTTTGATACCAGTGCCGATACAGATGCCCATGTATTAATTACGATCAATACTGGAGGAACGGTTAGGGTAAGCTACATAGCGATATTAAATCATAATTTGGCAACTGCTGTTGGAAAAATTAGAATATTTGCAGGTGATGAATCAACTGATGTTACCGCAGTAGATGGTGCAAATGCGGATACGGGCGATATTACGTGGGCAAATGATACTGTTACTGAAGTAGTTAATGGAGATACTACAACAGCCGCGTCTAATGATAAAAGCGTTGTCATTGAACCAGCAACAGATGGAAGTACAATCGTGAGATTTGCAGAACAAACTAATAGATATTGGGGAATACAATTTGAGGGAGCCTCAAATACGGGAGTTGCTACAGATGGAACTTGGGGATCTACAGACCTGTTTGTGGGAAACATCTGCTTGGGTGAGATTTATGAGATGCCCCATTCTCCAGATTTATCAGTAACCAGATCCATAGCTTTCGATAATGTAAATGTTCAAGAATCCATTGGGGGTAAGAGATATTCTAACATGGTTAGTTCTGGAAGAACTGCAACATCCACAACAAGTTCTCCTTTTAGCGTTGCGTCAGAACAAGGTCACGTATATGGTGGCAGAATAATCTATGACCTGAATTTTTCTTATATGGATTCATCAGATTTAATGCCAGCAGAATATGACTCAATATCAACAACTGATGATTCTGTTGTTGCTGATATATGGAACAAAACGAATGGGCCAGGTTTGCCGTT